TCCGATTCTCAGTACTCAGCTCGAGAATACGCACATCATGACCGACTACGAACACCTGAACAACGTCCTGAAGTACACTGCTGGTGGATTCAAGAAGCTCTTCAATGAGGAATCCATTCGCATGCGTGCCGGTGTTCCAGGTCCTCTCACTGCTGGCGCTGCTACCGAGGCACAGAATGCAGCGCTCGAGGCACTGCCCAAGACCATGGGAGCAAAGACCTACAATGCCGCTCAGATGGGCAAGGAATCTCTTGACCTGATGGGCAGGCTCTGGAAGTTCAATGTCCTCCTGAGGCTTGGTTATGGCCCTCGCGCTATCGCTGATGACTTCATGGGCCAGGCTGCCAGGCTTGGTGCATGGAACCTTTTCGCCGAGCGAACCCTTGTCGGCGGCAGGAACATGATGGTTCGAAAGATGAACCACATCATGGGCGATCCAACCGGCTTCGAACAGCAGGCGGCAAGTCTCGAGTCCGGTATCTCCGATCTGACCAGCCGCAGTCAGTTCTATCAGGACAGGATCGACAAGCTCACAAGTGGACTGGCCGGGGGAATCGAGCAGACTCCCAGTGGCAAGGTCCTCGGCTCCATGCAAGTCAATGCCGTGAAGAACTATACGCAGCGACTTACCGACAACGAGAAGGTTCTTGAGGATCTGAAGAATCGCAGGAATGTTCTCGGTCAAACCAAGAATGCTCTTGGTGACAACTATCAGATCATGCCTGATGGCACTGCCTATGCGCGTCCCTTTGAGGGGACGCGTGGTGCCATGTTCAAGGACATGAACTCTGACCGTCGAACCATCGACTCCATCATGGGTGGAACCGCTTCCGACACCTGGAACCACTACAGATCAGGAAACTGGCAGGTGATCGAGAACAGCGATCCGAATCATCTTCAGTCTTGGCTGAAGGATGTTCAGTATCAGATCGCCAATGATCCAGCGGCCATGCGAGTTGTCAAGGGTGCTGACGCCAAGGGGCTCGAGCAGTGGTTCGGCACTCAGCAGGGCAAGGCATATCGTGCCCAGTTCCCGCTGAAGAACATGTCTGATGCTGAGCATGCAGACAGGATCGCCGCTCACGTCGAACAATACCTTCCTACTCATACACCAGAAGCCATGGAACTTCGAAAGGCCATTGCCTCTGGTGCTGACGACAAGACTGTTGCTGGACTGATGAAGCAGGTTAATCAGGTGGATAGGCCAGCGGTTCAGTCGGAAGGACTGGCCTATGCCATGGGCAAGTCTGACGTGGTGACCAATATGGATAAGGTCATGACTGGCTGGTATGACAAGATGAACAGGCTTCCAGCTGAAGTCCTGTCCAGGAATCCACTGTTCTTCCAGCTGTACCGTCAGCACGTATCCGAACTGTGGAACAATGCTGCGGAACAGGGAATAGCCAAACTGTCCCCCATGAGGCAGCAGGCCATTACCGAACAGGCCAGGCAGTTCGCACTGAAGGACGTCAAGAGGTTCACGTTCAACATGGACTTCGAAGGGAAACTTGCATACAAGCTACGCTTCATTGCCCCGTTCTTCGGTCCAACTCAGGAGTCCTTTCAGAGGTGGGGAAGGATCATCGCCGATCGTCCTGATGTTGTAGCCCATGCTGCCAACATCTACACCAGCCCCATCAGGGCTGGACATGCCGTTGATCAGAACGGCAATCCTGTTGATCAGGATGGATACACAACGAATGCCGATGGAACCAGGACTCTGGTACCAAAGGATCAGATGCACATTCAGTTCCAGGTTCCGGCCTGGGCACAGAAGGGCATCGGTCTTGATGGCGGCAGCGTTGTGGATATGCCCATCAATACCTTGAACCTCGTCCTTCAGAATGACCCTTGGTACAACCCTGGCGAAGGTCCATTCGTCCAGGTTCCTGCCAACTGGATCGCCCTAAGGGCCGATCCCAAGGTTGGCGATACACTGAAGAACCTTGGCATTCTTCAGTCCGTTCAGCAGAATCCAATGAGTCAGCTCGCTGGTGCGGCTCCGAAGTTCCTGAATCAGGTCATCACTGGTGACCCCGATCAGCAGCGCAAGGACATGATTCAGATCATGCAGGCCGAGGACTACAAGTTCAAGAATGGCATGCGCGACAAGGAGCCGACCTGGCAAGAGGTCAAGGATCGCGCCCAGAATGGCGCTGATCTTCGTGCACTGTTCAAGACTGTTCTTCCTGTCAGTGCCTCCTTCAAGGATCCCTACCAGTTCTTCAGGGATCGCTACCAGGAACTTCAGCAGGCGAACCCCAAGACTGCTGATCAGGTATTCATGGCCAAGTATGGCGATGCTGCATTCAGTTTCACTGGCGCTCTCACAAAGAGCGCCAAGGGATTGCCTGCCACTCGTGAAGCAGTACAGGCTGACCAGAAGTATGCATACCTTACCAATGAGGATCCTGAGCTTGCCTCTCTGATCATCGGTCAGTATGGCAACAACAATGCATTCAGTCAGACTGCCTATGCTCAGCAGCTCGCTTCAGGCGAGCGACAGAAGGTTGATCCTCAGACTTCAATGGATCAGGCAAAGGTCAACCTTGGTTGGGCTACCTTCCAGAAGTACATGAATAACATCACTGCTGGCCTGTATCAGGCTGGCTTCCAACATTTCCAGGACAAGGGGGCAAACCTGTATGACAACCAGCGCAAGGGTCTCATCGCCATGCTTACCAGTCCCTTCATGCCTGATGGTGTGACTCCGAATAAGCAGTACAATGAGCAGTTCGACAAGGCATTCAACACTGTCGACAAGAACAAGGACGACAGGCAGGCTCTTGCCATGGAGAAGCTTGTCACTGAAGGATCCCTTGTGAGGGATCCTATGAGGCAGGACATTCAAGGACTGGCTCAGTACATGGTATATCGCAACTCCGCCAAGGAGATCCTGAACAACAGGAACAAGCTTGGTGGTTCTGCTGACATCAATGCGAAGAGCAATCAGGATGTACTGCAAGGTTTCCATGATGCCATCGCAGATCTGATTCAGAGCAACACCAAGTTCCAGTCTCTGCACGACAGGTTCCTTGTTCATGACATGTTCAATCACTACGATCCGGCACTGAGCCAGCAGGCGGTGAACCAGTAATGACAACTCCACTGCCACAGCCAAGTGCTAGTCCTACCGGATCAGCACCACAGCCAAGCTCGCAGGATCAGACATTCAATTCCTTCGTGGGCGCACAGGCTGCTCCCAATGTTGGCGGCAAGCCAACCACTGCCTTCGGTGGCAAGACCTACGGTCCACAGAGTCGACCACTCAGTGACTACGAGCATGGCAGCTATCTTCAGTCTCAGGCATTCAGGGGCTCCACAAAGTCTGTCACTGACATGTCCAACGAGTACTACAAGTGGAGCGATGACCAGCGCCAGCAGTTCAGGTCCAAGCTTGCACTGATTGATAAGGGCGCCCTCACGGCGCCCGACAGTACCATTGCACAGGCTTGGGGAGACTATGTTCAGCAGTCTGCCAACTATCTTGCCGGTGGCATGACTGTTACCCCGTTGGATATCTTGGCCAAGGATATCTCTGCGAAGAGCGGTCCTGCTGCCAGTCTCGCTGGTACCAAGACCCAGACAACCAGTGATACTTCACTGACCAGTCGAGTAGATGCCAATGCCATCTTCAAGAGTGCGGCACAGTCCCTCCTGGGGCGTGCGCCTACAGCTGATGAGTCTGCTCAGTTTGCCAGCCTGCTGAACTCCCAGGAGTCTGCGAATCCGACGCAGGCAACCATCACTACCACGACTGACAGTCTTGGCAATACGACCAACACCAGCAGGAATACAACTGGTGGCGTGAGTAGTGCTGCTGCTCAGCTGCTGGCTCAGCAGGAGGCAGAGAAGAACCCTGAGTATGGTGCTTATCAGGCAGCCACTACTTACATGGGTGCACTGGTCAATGCCATTAAGGGGATCTAATGGCATTCTCCGGTCAGGATCTGGTCAGCTATCTTCAGCAGTATCTCGGTACGCCATACGTCTGGGGAGGCAACTCCCTGAGCGGTGGCATTGACTGTTCAGGTCTGGTTCAGCAGGGTCTCGCTCACTTCGGAGTGAGCGTTCCTCGAGTCACCTACGATCAGATCAACGTTGGCAAGGCTGTCGACTTCGACAATCTCCAAGTTGGAGACACTGTCTTCTTCGACACTGATCCCAATACCGCTGGACCAGACCATGTAGGTGTATACGCTGGTAATGGTCAGATGATCGAGGCGCCCCACACGGGCGCCTCTGTCCGAATGACTGACATTACATCCAACTACTACACTTCCCATTTTATGGGCGGCAGGCGGATGGATGACATGACCGACAATGGGACTGGCGCACCCGCCAGTCCCGAGACTGTCGCCAAGCTTTCTCCTGAAGAGATGGCCAGCAAGTACGGTTGGGCGTACAGCTTCATGCAGTCTGATCCTGGAGTTAAGAACGTATTCAATCAAGCGGTCGAAGGAAGCTGGACTCCTGACAAGTTCCAGGCTGCCATCAAGGATACCCCTTGGTATCAGAAGAATGCCGAGACTACTCGTAACGCAATGGTCCTGAAGACTAGCGACCCTGCCACATACAATGCTCAAGTCCAAGCGGCGAAGGATCAAGTCACAGCCGAAGCCGCTAAGGTCGGGGCGGCAGTGACAGACAAGCAGCTGAACGAGATAGCCGATCATGTCGTTATGTTCGGCATGACACCAGAGCAGATCAACAATACTCTTGGTGGCTACGTAGACTTCGTCAATGGAACCCTCAAGGGTCAAGCTGGAGTCTTCGAGCACAACATGAGGCAATACGCCGGAAGTATGGGTGTCGACCTGAATGATGATGCCTATAAGCAGCAGGCCGCGCTTATAACGCGCGGCCTTTCTACCGAGTCTGACTTCCAGAACTTCATCAGGCAGCAGGCACAGTCTCAGTATCCTGCCTTTAGTTCACAGATCGATGCCGGTCAGACCATGAAGCAGATAGCCAATCCTTATGTTCAGACGATGGCTCAGAGTCTCGAGATGAATCCGAACAGCATCAGCCTGAAGGATCCAACCATCACATCCGCACTCAATGGATTGGATGCGAATGGTAAGCCAGTAGGCAAGACCATCACCAGTTTCCAGCAGCAGTTGCGTGGCGATCCACGATGGAACTCTACTCAGCAGGCCCAGGATCAGGCCATGTCTATCTCTAAGCAGGTACTCAATCAGATGGGGTTGATGGGCTAGTGGCACGCAATCCAGATCTGGTTGAGAATGCTCCATACGTAGCAGCCGCAAAGGCGAGGGCTGAACCTGACTATGCTGGAGATCTAGCACGAAGGGAAGCTGCCGCTAATCAGTCAACACCACAGCAGCAAGCTCCCAGTACTCCTAAGACTGGCTCGAGTGGAAGGTCTACTAGCACGGCTGCCGCTAAGGCGGCTGCCGCTGCACCAGCTGCAATCATTGATCGAAGCACTCTGGCCCAACAGTACGGCTTCACTCTCAGTCTAATGAATGCCTATCCAGAGCTTGGCAAGCTCTTCGATCAGGCAGCACGAGAACAGTGGACCGCCGACAGGTTCGGTGCAGCAGTCAAGAACACTCAATGGTTCCAGACTCTTAGTGATACTGGCCGCAAGGCCATTGTCATGCAGTATGCAGATCCCGCATCGTATGCCAAGCTCCAGGCCGATACCCAGATGCATGTCAAGACTCTCGCCGCATCCATGGGTGTTGATCCGAATGATTCAACGACCGTCAATGCCGTGGCGCAGAAGGTCATCATGGAAGGTTGGTCCGATGAGCGGACCAACAATGAGCTGGGTTTGCACCTGAACTTCGGGAACGGGGGAATGGTGGGAGGTGCTGCTGGTCAGGAGGTTCAGAACCTGAACTCCTACGCCTACTCCATGGGCATCAAGAACTCTGACGACTGGATCAGGCAGAACGTCATGAACATTGTTCGTGGTACTGCCACCGATCAGGATGCCAAGAATCAAATCATGACTCAGGCCATCTCCGCCTTCCCTCAGTATGAGCAGCAGATCAGGTCTGGCATGACGGTTGAGGCTTTGGCTCAACCGTATACTCAGTCCATGCAGCAGATTCTTGAAGTGCCAGCCGGTCAGGTAAACCTGTTCGATCCAACGATCAGGAGTGCCATGTCATACCGGAACCCTGATGGTTCCGGTTCTGCTCAGCCGCTCTGGCAGTTTCAGAACAGTCTTCGCCAGGATCCCAGATGGAGTAAGACTCAGAATGCACAAGACGCCGCGATGGGAACAGCACACAAGGTGTTGCAGGATTGGGGTCTGTACTCGTGAAGTGTCGTGACTGTAGGCTAGAGGCTGAGCCTGATCGTTCCCGATGCACAAAGCATCTTGAGCACTATCGAAACTATGCTCGCATCAACATGGAGAACATCAAGAGCAAGACCCTAGTGCGCAAGTATGGCATAGATATTGATCAATACCATGAGATGAGCGATGCGCAGGGTGGACTTTGCGCTATATGTCTTGAGCCAGAAACCGTATCCACCGGTCGATATGGTGGCACGAATCGCTTGGCCGTAGACCATGATCATATAACCGGAAGGGTCAGGGGACTGCTATGCCGAAACTGCAACACGACCCTAGGGAATATGAACGACGATCCAGAAAGGTTGCGACGAGCAGCCGACTATCTCGAAGTACGGGAGTAGACAATGGCACTCGGAGACAATCTTTCTGGAGACCAGAGGAACGCCTACGAAGCCGTGAACAACCTGTTCTCCTCGTACGGCCTTCAGTCTCTGGCACCGAAGATCTATAGCTACATTCAGAACGGCTACTCCGCTGACACCGTTTCCATCCTTCTTCAGGATTCCGACGAGTACAAGCAGAGGTTCGCTGGTAATGAAGTAAGGAAGCAGAAGGGTCTTCCTGTTCTTTCCCCCGCTCAGTATCTTGCCACAGAGGACAACTATAGGCAGACCATGCAGCAAGCTGGTCTGCCTCAGGGCTTCTATGATCAGCCTTCCGACTTCAATGACTTCATCGGTAAGGATGTAAGTCCTACCGAGTTGAAGAGTCGAGTGGACTTGGCAAGCCAGGCAACCACTCTTGCCAATCCAAACTACAAGCGTGCCCTTCAGCAGATGTATGGCCTTGATGACAGTAACATCACTGCCTACTTCCTTGATGAGGACAAGGCATTGCCGCTTCTTCAGAAGCAGGCAAGTGCCGCTGCCATTGGCGCTGAAGCATTGAAGCGTGGACTAACGGCTTCGCCTTATAGCGAAGCCTATGCTACTGCTGGAGTAACAGCCAGTCAGGCTGCTACTGCCTATGGTCAGATAGCAATGCAGCTTCCACAGTACAGCCAGTTCTCTCACCTCTATGGTGAGAACGTTACTCAGACTGACTTCGAACGTGCATTGCTTGAGAACAACACGACTGGCAATCAGGCGGAGGAAGGCTTCATGGCTGAATCTCCTCAAGCCAAGCTCGATCGTCTTGCTTCATTCAACCGTGCAAGGCAGGAAGGTAAGGCTGGCGGTGCAGCCGGAGGACTTGCACGAACTGATATAAACGTGTAACATCAAAGTGAGGGGACAGCTTCATCTCAATACACCCCAAAGGGGAGAGATGATGGAATCCTTTTGGATTTGAACCCTCATCTTAGCGGGATAGTTCAGTGGTCAGAACAGCAGGCCCATAACCTGTTAGTCGCTGGTTCGAATCCAGCTCCCGCCACAAGTGTGACAGTGCTGAACACTTTAAACTCACGCACATGACTGATAGAAGTCCAATGGCAGGACGCCACGTTTGGGACGTGGAAGTCGGGAGTTCGATTCTCTCCTATCAGACGGGCTAGGAAATCAGGTTCGACTCCTGGTGCTCGACCATACGAGTACTCGTATAACGGAATTACACCTAGCATGATGGAATGTAGCTCAGTAGGCAGAGCTATCGGTTGAAGCCCGATGCGCACAGGTTCGAACCCTGTCATTCCAGCCAGCACAGGACCGACCGGCCCCGATGTGCTCGTATCCATAAGACCGGTAGAACGTATCAAGGCCACACTCCCCGGTGTGGCCTTTGGCGTTTGCACTCACATCAGAGGGAGAAGTCGTCATGAATGACGCATGGGGTTACAACGAGGATGACAGCGACCAGGGCCAGAATGGTGGCAAGGGTCTGCGCAAGTTTGCCGAAGATACGGCAGCCAAGAATAAGGAACTAGAGTCCCGGCTTGCCGCAATGGAGAAGCAGATTGCTCGAACCACTGTCGCAGACATCTTCGAATCCCAGGGAGTTGCCCGCTCCGCAGCACAGCACTATCAGGGCGACGCGGATCCCGAGAAGGTAACCGCATGGGTCAATGACCTCCGCAGCGCTTTCGGCGCTGCTCCAGCCGCTCCTGTCGAGCCTGCTCAGCCTGTACTAGATTCCAACACTCAGGCACAGTACGAGCGCATGAACAACGCAGGACAGGGTGGCGCAACGATGGGCAATGTTGATGCTGCAACTCTCAGCATCAAGGATGCCCAGACTCCCGCACAGTTGATTGCAGCCTTCCAGAATCTAAACATCTAACAGTGAAGTGCTGCATCCCGTTGGACATTGAACAAGTCCAATGACTCCCTTAAGGATGTGACATGGCAAACGCGTTTACCGGTACCGCCGCAATGGCGAACCTGGTTCAGACCGCGTATGACCGGGCTCTTGAGTTCGCACTGCGCGCTCAGCCCATGTTCCGCATGGTTGCGGACAAGCGACCTGTTCAGCAGGCTATGCCTGGCTCCAGTGTCGTTTTCGAGATCTATGCTGACCTTGCTCAGCAGATCACCCCACTGAATGAGCTTGTCGACCCGGACGCTGTTGCGGCCGGTAACCCGACCACCGTGTCCGTTACCCTCAATGAGTACGGTAACGCGATCCTGGTTTCCAACAAGCTCGACCTGTTCAGCTTCACCGACGTGACCGCCGGTCTCGTCAATCAGGTGGCATGGAACCTCGTTGACTCTGTCGACTTGGTTGTTCAGAACGTTCTGGCTACCACGACCCAGACTCTGCGTCGTGATCCGGCTACCGGTAACGTGACCTATGGTTTCGGTACCACGCCTACTCAGCCTACTGCTCTGACTGCCATCACCTCTGCTGGTACCAATGCGAACAACACCTTCAGTTCGAGCATGGCTCGTACTGCTGTCGTTCAGCTGCGGACCAACAAGGTTCACCCGAACAAGGGCAGCTTCTACACCACGTACATTCACCCGCAGGTCTCCTATGACCTTCGGTCTGAGACTGGTGCTGCGGCCTGGCGTGACCCGCACAACTACTCGGCTGCCGAGAACATCTGGGCTGGCGAGATTGGCGAGTACGAGGGTTCCGTCTTCATTGAGACTCCTCGTGCCATCAATGCTCAGGTTGGTGCTGGCGCTGGTGCGACTCAGACTCGTGTGTACAACACGTACACCGTTGGTCAGCAGGCTCTTGCTGAGGCTTGCGCTGAAGAGTTCCACACCATTCGTGGTCCGGTCGTTGATAAGCTCACTCGCTTCCAGCCTCTTGGCTGGTACGGTGTGGCGGGTTGGAGTTTGTATAGGCCGGAAGCGCTCATCATGAGCCAGACCATTGCAACCCCACGGCCTAACGCGTAACTGATTGAGGGGAGCCTTTCGGGGCTCCCCTCTTTCTACTTGCTGTAATGATCCAGATAGGCTATGGCGCTCTCGATCGTCTCGATTGAATCACCGAAAAGCCCTAGGACCCGATTGCAGTTGTTGCAGAGTAGGCCGCGAACTTTCCCAGTGCCATGGTCGTGATCTACAACGAAGTACTTGTTGCCACGGCCAGGCTCCTCGGTTTCACATATCGCACAGCAGCCGCCCTGATCGGCAAGCATATCCCAGTACTGGGCATCTGTTAGCTCGTACTTCTTCTTGAGTTGATATGTGCGATATGCGCCAGACTCTACGCGCTTACGTCCATGCTCCTTGACTTTCTCCGGATTGTTCCTGGTCCACTGCCGTGACACCTCGTTCTTGCATTCCTTACAGTGGGCACACAGTCCATCCTTCGATGAAGAGTCCCGATGGAAGTCATCAAGGCCCTTGATTGTGTCGCACTTACGGCAATGCTTCAATTCATTCTCCATATCTAAACTATACCACGGAGGTGACCCGTTGGCGAACTGGCACTTTACAACTCCAGACGTTCCGAAGGAGAATCCGTTCGCATGGTCTCCTCTCATGGAACGTTACGGCATGACTCGTGGTGTCACTGTTCATCAGACAGCTCCGGGTCCCAACTATACGACTACCCGCTATGACGCTTACACCAATGAGCTTGGAGCGGCAAACCTTCCAGTCAGTACTGACCATCAGTTCCCTGAGACTGGACTGAATGTCTTCCGTGGTGGATACGACTGGATTGTCAATGATGCCACGAAGGCAGACCTGATCAACAGTGGCATTGGAATCACTAATGCCAACTTCACTCCAGCTCCTTAAGGAGAAGCAATGGCTGCTAAGCCGAACAAGAAGGCGCCACTTGGCCAGGGTGGTCGCTTCGCTGCTGTGGCCAAGGCTGCTGGTGGTGGCGAGAAGGGTGCGGCTATTGCCGCTGCCGCTGGTCGCAAGAAGTATGGCAATGCCAAGATGGCCAAGATGGCTGCTGCTGGAAAGAAGAAGGCGAAGTAATGACCGCTTACGATCGTAACGTGGATCCGTCCCAGACTGCCGCATCGAAGAACTATGCAGGTTTCCATAGTTCCACTTGTGATTGCCCCTGCTGCTACATCGTCGGTCCCGGCGGCAAGACCACCAACATTGAGAACGATGAAAAGGGGATGCTTGATAGCATCCCTCTTCGACTTGCTCAGGGCATTCGAGGCGAAAGCCTTCCTTCCAATCATGACGGCTTTGCTGAGGGCATCTACAAGACTCACAGTTTCGCAAGCACTGAAGGTATGCGTGACTAGTAAGTGTGCCTCTGGTTGCAAGACTAAGAACCATGCATCCTATGCTGAATGCCTACGCTCTAAAGGCGTAGGCTATGCACCTACCATCTTCTCTTCTGCTCAGAAGCATTGGGATGCAGAACTGCACGCCTATAAGGCTGCAACCGATCAGGGTATCCAGCCTTCTGGCACAAGCATGAAGCAGATCAATGACGCAGTCGAAATCTCTCAGCGAACGGGGAAAGCATTCGACTCCGCAAACGTAATGGAGAGCCTCAATGGGTGAGATGCATGTCTTCGTAGACAATCAACTCAATCAGCCAATCGCAGTCACCAGCACCAACACTCCTGCCACCGCCAGTAACGTCAAGATCACTGATGGTACATCGGTAGTCTCGGTCAGCTCGAACGCCTTCACCGGCAATGCCCTTGATGTTCAGTCCGGCTTCGTACTGCCTGGCGTCACTCTCGCCAGTGCGAGTGCCAACACTACCGGTGCATCCATTGATGGTGGTGCCGCTCGATCCAACTGGGCAGGCTTCGCCGTTCCCACTGGAACCCTGACCGGCACGCTCACTCTTGAACTTTCCTATGATGGTGGCAACTGGGTTCCATCCGGAACCACTGCTTCCATTGTCGCTGCAACCAATGTTGGCATCTTCAGTACTGGTCGAGCCGCGCGTTATGCACGCGTCTCTCTGTCTGGTGTTGCTGGTGCTGGCACCGTCACGGTCAACATGATGGGAGCCTAATGGCTCAGGAGATTATCAGCGTAGAGAACTTACAGAACCCGATGCCAGCCACAATCAGTGGCACTGTGGCAACCTTCCTGGCCCAGTCGCCAGTAGTCAAGGGTGCCTACATCTTCAGCATCACTGATGCGGTTGGTGTAGTCGCGGCGAACAACTATATGACCTTGGTCAACCCAGTTGGCTCAGGCAAGGTCATCATTGTTCTTGGTGCATTCGTCAGTACATATGTGGCATCCGGTGCATCGACTACCAGGAACTCTCTCCAAGGGCAGCAGTGTGGCGTAGCCACTGGAGGTACTGTTGCAGGAGCAGCCGCTATCGCCAAGTTCGCAAGCACCATGCCAGCCTCCATTGCTGATGTAAGGACTGGTAATCCCACCGTTACCGCCGGGGCGAATGTCTTCAATTCTCCTCCGCCAATCAATACGACCACCAGCCAGTTTGTTCACTCTGTTGGTGCTGGAGCATCCACCGCTTCAGGTCCATTGACCCTCGCCCCAGGCGAGGGTTTTGTCATTCGTACTGCCGCCGGGAATACAAGTCAGACCTGGAACATCAGCATAGTATGGGGAGAGATCTAGTGCTCAACAACCCAACGCTCGTCAATACCACAGAGTTCCTGTCCGGTAATGCTACGGCCACCGCTACTGGCATTGTGACCATTCCCGCCAATCGCTACTTCTCCCTTGATATTCAGATCTCCGGTTCTCAGAGTGGCGTCGGTACTGCGACGCCACGAGTAACTCTGACCACCACTTCTACTGCTGGCACTTTCTCTCCGCCCAATAACAGCGTGGTCGCTCGCCTCTCCATCACTGGCCTGCTCGGCATTGTTGCCAGTTCTTCCAGTGTTACTGAATTGTCTGGCTACTCTGGCGATGTGGGCATGAGTCTAGACTTTAATGTTGGTGGCGGTACAGCTTCCTGCGTCATCACTGGTGCACTCTTCTAAGGACCCCTCATGACTACCACGCTTGGCGACATCAAGGGGAGGATCAAGCAACTGCTTCAGGGTTACTCGCGTAACCAGGAGCAGATCACATGGCTGGCTGCTCCCATGCTCGCCACTGATACAAGCTTCACTGTAGATCTGGGCACTTCTCCTGGCGTCACGCGTGGCTTTGCTGAGATCGGCAATGAACTGCTCCTCGTCAACACGGTCAACACTTCCACGGGAACAGTCTCTGTCGCCGCTGGCGTGAACGGGAGAGGAGTGGAGAACACTACTGCCGCCACTCATGCCATCAATGACATCGTCACTCTTGATCCGGACTATCCTCAGCAGCGAATCACTGAGGCTATCAATCAGACGATTCAGGCTACATACCCAGATCTGTATCAGATGAAGAGCTATCAGTTCCCGAAGATCGCAGCACGATACGAGTATCCGATTCCAACGGATGTCGAAGGGATCCTTCGAGTCACCTGCGATACCATTGGCCCTTCCCGTGTCTGGTTCCCTGCTCAGTCATGGCGATACAATCCTCAGGCAAGCACTGATGCTATCGATGGTTCCAGTACTGGTAAGTCCCTTCAGATCATGGACGCCATCGTTCCCGGTCGACAGATTAGGGTGATGTACACCCTTCCACCTGGCTCGCTGGTCAATGACACCGATGACTATACAACTATCGTTGGCTATCCAGAGCGAACCATCGACATGATTATGTACGGTGCTACAGCTCGACTCCTTTCGGGAGTCGAGTCAGCCCGCCTTCAGCAGAAGGCAGTGGAATCAACGGAGCGTGCTCCGCTTGTTCCTACTGGTGCAGCATCCAATGCTTCACAGTACTTCTGGAAGATGTACAACGATCGCTTCAATCAAGAAGTCGATCGCCTGCATGAGCTCTTCCCCTCTTATCAAACCTTCCTGGCCTAGGAGTAATCAATGGCTCAGAGTCGTTATTACTCTGCGACAGCCCAACCTACTGTCCTCACTGCTGGCATCACAAACGCCACGACTGTCATCAACGTCCTGGCGGCTACCGGCTTCCCTGCTTCCACCCCGTTCATCCTTGCCCTTGACTACAACACTCCATCCGAAGAGATTGTTCTTGTCACCATTCAGGCTGGTACGAACCTGACAGTCACTCGTGCCTATGATGGCACGAGTGCTACCAGCCATAACGCTGGTGCTGGTGTTCGTCACACCTGGACTGCGATGGATGGCAACGACTCGCGGGCCCATGAGGCCGCAAGTACTGGAGTTCATGGACTTGCCATCGGCAGTGCAGTCGTTGGTGTAAATGACACGCAGACCCTGATCAACAAGACTCTCACCACTCCAGCCATCAACGGCAATATTGGTGGAACGTCTTCGTTCGTGAATGTCAACGGTCACCTTGGCGGCCTTGCTGCTGGCTCAACTGGTCAGATGACCGTTGATGTCAATGGTGGAATCTTCTCCACTGGAGTGAATGGCAACCTGTCAGCATTCAAGACCGGCGACACTCCACGAACCAGCACCACAACCCTTGCGGCTGATCCACATCTGACCGTGACCGCTGTAGCCAATGCAGTGTACAAGCTATCTGCCATGCTGTACTTTACTGGCGATCCTGCCGGTGACTTCCAGTTCCAGATTGCCGGTCCTGCTGGATTCAATAGCGCCTTCAGTATCATCACCCAGAACAACGCTGCCGCATCAACCGTTGGTACTGTTGTTACGGATGCCCAGGGTACTGCCGGTATTGGACCAACCATCACCGCAGGAACTATTGCCGGTGCTGCCCTTACTGCCAATGTCAATGGCATCATCACAACTGCTGGTACTCCTGGCGCCATCTTCGTAAACTGGGCACAGGGAACCTCCAATGGTACAGCTACAACCCTGAAGACGAACAGTCACATCTTCCTGACCCGCATCGCATAAGGAGGGTTCATGGGTTTCGGAACCCTCATTCAGCGGATCACCTACAAGGTATCCGGTAGGACCAGTACATCTTCCGGTCTCTATACTCCAAGCAGCTATCAGTATGACTATGCTCTAGGTGGTCAGCCACTGCTGTCCGCCACAACGGACAGCAGGCCTGATACTGAGAAGCTTGCTGATCAGAAGAAGCAGCAGTTCGACAACTACAAAGAGCCTGGCGAGTACTCCCTGACTCAATGGTGGCTTCGCTCTCAGTCCTCCTTCATTGGAGGAGCTGGGGTGATCTACCAGGATCCTGATACTCAGGGGAACTCGCTCAACATTCGCTACGGCAAGAGCATCGGCATTGACCCGTTCAGTGATGTGGACAATGCCATCCTTCTGAAGGAATCCAATCCAACCACGCTGCTGAATGGACTGGGCGTTGGCCCAGTCTATCTGGAAGGCTTGACCAGTTCACTCTTCGGTGACTTGGTCTTCGCAGCGCAGGCGCCTTACTGGTACAGCCAGACTGTTGGAGTGTCGGATCTTCCGACTATGACTCCAATCAACATGGCTCCAGGGGCAGGGGCCTCTTCTGTCCTGTCTGGCGGTCTGGTCACCATCGCTTCGGCCGGTCAGCAGTTCGCCAATGCCTACTGCTTTCTGAATGACAGCACCGTAGGTGGGCCACAGTCAGGCGTCTATCGCCTGACTCGTGGCATTGGACTACCTACCTCCAACAGGATCTACGTAGTCCCGCCAACCTTCGGCGGTCCTGCCGGTATCACTCTTGGTGTGTCTCGTGGATCCCTACTGCTCGCACAGGACAACAAGCTGTACTCTCTGGATCCATACGCTGCACCAGGTAGCGCACTGCCAGTGGTGAATGCACAGATCCCTCAGGGGCAGATGATTGTCTCCATCACTGATGGACCGGATGCCGCTTACATCGGAGCGAACAGCTTCAATCAGGGATACATCTACAAGACTACTGTGGATAACAATGGTGTCATCAATGGCCTTTCTCTCACAGCAGTTCTCCCCGAAGGAGAACTGATCTGTGATGCTCAGGCGTACATCAACACCTTCATGGTGATCAGTACTACCATCGGTATCAGGATTGGTAACTTCACTGCTGGATTCAGCGGTGCAGTGCTGGCCTACGGTCCCAAGATTATCACCGTACCAAGGACTGGCACCCTCTTCGGTGGACCCGAGAGCGGTTCAGGCTTCGGCAGGATCGCCTTCTATGGAGCGAAGGCATACATCACCACACAAGGAACTCCACAACATGATGGCCTGTTCGGCCTCATGGCAGTAGACCTTTCCACCCTCGTACAGAATAACAACACGGGTGCAACGTTCAATCCGTACTGCACGTGGGACTATGCAGCGAATACTGTACTACCCATCACCGATGTAACGGTGACTGCTACAGGTAGATGCGTATTCAGCAGTGGATCAGATGGTACTGCCAAGCTGTTCCTTGAACATCGAGACAACTACATAGCCAGTGGGTACCTTGACACTGGTCGATGCAGGTTCAATACCATTGAACCGAAGCTGTTCAAGTATCTGTCGGTGAAGACGCCAACTCCCCTTCAGGGGGAGTTGACTGTAACCTTGCTTGACGATACTGGCGGTATCACGAACTACATCACATACGGTCCAACCCTTGACCCTGGAACGTCTGACATTTCGACGTCAACTCCAACGGGGCCAAGGAACTGGGAAGCGTTCAGGTTCACACTGAAGCGTGGAGCGACCGATCCAACGATTGGCGCAAAGCTTGACGCCTGGCAGATCAAGGCACTCCCTGGCGTCCTGAAGCAGCGGAAGATCACTCGCAACTTCCTGTGCTTCAACTCCATGAAGGACAAGTCCGGTCAGATCATTCAGGGCGACACTCAGTCCCTTGACATCCTGACTGCCATCCGTCAGATGGCTCAGCGTGGTGACACGATCACCCTCCAGGATCTTGTGAACAACATCGCCACACAGGTCATCATCGATGACTATCAGTTCACCATGCTGGCGCCGCCAGGCCCCAACAGGGAGAACTATGGTGGCTATCTCACCATCGACATGAGGACTGTGGCGGACTCTGTTCCCCCCGTTCCGCAGCTACCAGCGGAGATTGACTAATGGACGCCAATAGTATTGTCACGGCACTTGGCGGTGTGGCCCTTGCTGCTGGCTCCTTCTATGGTGGACGCAAGACACTGAAGGTCAATGACTCCCAGTTGGCAGTCAATACAGTGGACCTACTCAATGCTCAGCTCGATATTCTCAGGACCGAGAACGCCTCCCTCAAGGAGGCGATGGTCCAACAGGGTGAACGCATCAAGGTTCTCGAGTCCCTGGTTACCCAGAAGGCTGAAGTTGAACTGGTCAGGGATGCTGTCCTCAGGATTGAGGCGAAGCTGAATGCCGCGTAAGGATTCGCCCGAATGGTTTGACCGCGACATCATCTTCCCTTCCAGCGAGTTCGACCATGAAGCTATCAGGCATGCTCAACGAGTGCTACGACTCGAAGAGTCGGGCCTGATGGACGAGAAGACTCGTTCGCACATCCAAGGAATCCAGGGACTCTTCAAATTGAAGGTCACTGGCATCCTTGATCTACCAACAGCCATCGCTCTTGAAAGGATCAGGCAGGCATATGCTTAACAAGTTCTGGAAGGATGCGCTTGAACGCGTCCTCTTCACCTCTATTGCCGCTGGCCTTTCGGCTGGCGGTGTCTACATCGACAAGCTTCCATCGATCTGGATTCCAGTTGGCACTGTGATCCTGACGATGGTCAAGACTCTTATTGCCGGTCAGATCGGTGACAAGAGCAGCGCTGCACTACTGCCCAAGGAGAATTAATGTCCGGCAATGACAACACTTCCGAGACGGTACGCACCTTCAGTGCTGCCACTGTCTTCACTACCACGATGACCAACAATGACTTCGATCTCATCGTGACTGGCGCCACTGCGGCTGTTACCGTGAACCTGCCTGACGCCACTACATTGACCCCAGGTCGACCTTACAGCGTGGTCAAGGATGCGGCAGCGTTCACCGTAACCATTGACCCTGCTGGTGCACAGACCATCAATGGTGCTGCAACCCTGGTGCTTGCGGCTTCCGCCTTCCATGGTGCCATCTTCTATACTGATGGTGTTGCCTGGTTCGTCAAGGCTTCGTACTAAGATCTAAAACAAGTAGCCCCCAGTCCAATATTGGACTGGGGGCTACTTTCATTTCTCTAGATAGTTGGCTGCTGCACGCAAAAGGATTGGATTCTCGACCATCTCTCGCGCTTCGTCATCCTCCACTGGTCACCACTCCACCCTCTTCTCTTCATGGATGCGACGGTCGGCGTGCCACTTACTCACGGTTAGTCCAGCTGTCTCGCAGGTGCAGCAAGCGGAGCCGCACTCATCAATCTCATTGTCAATAACGTATCCATCGTCCTCAGCGGCCTTGATGGCAGCTGCAATGTACTCGGCCCAATCTTCAGCAGTACGCTCAGGCATCAGATCTCCGTCCACTCATCGAAGGTGGTCCACTTATCGAAGGTGTTGGGCCGCAGGATGACAGACTCATTGTGACCGGCATAGTTCATCTGACCAGCGGCATACTTTGATCCAGTAATGGATCCACCAATCTGACCAACATAATGGCAGTCGAAGGTGGTTCGATCGCTGAAGTAGGTCTTTCCCACCTCGAAGAAGTCGGGAACCTTCGTCAGTGCACCAAGCTGGAAGGTGAGGTGATTGCCCTTCCCGTTCCTGCACCAAGCATTTTCATCCTCAACCATTCGAACGGTCCAGATGCCGGGGTAGTTATTGGCCTTGACCCTGTCGTCCTTCTTGATGGTCACTTCTTACTCCAGTTGATGTAGTTCTTCATGTACACGGCTCCGTATGCCAGGGATCCTGGAATGAATCCCCACTGCTTGGTCTGTACTGCATAGGCAAGCCACAATACCTGAGTGAAGATGCTAAGCAGCCAACCGTTCTTACTCTTCCGCCCGGCCATGAACATGCCAACGAGACCGAAGGGTGCAAGAATGTAGCTCCAATAGTGGATCACTTCTCGTGCGCCTTCTTGCAGTAGTCGGAACAGTATGGAGCGTACGTGTAGGTGGAAGGCTTCTCTTCACAGTGAGTGCAGTAGAAGCGAGCATGGTCATAGGAGCAGTCCATCTTGTGGTATGGAATGGTATTGCCGCACTGCCTACACTTCATCAGCATCTCCGATGTACTCGTGCCACATGTCGAATGCCTGAACGAGTCGTTCGCATGGCCGACTGTCAAGACGGCCAATGATCAGATGGTTTGCCCCAATCTCCTGCTTACTGCCGAAGGTGCCATCACTATTGATCGGCAGGACGTAAGGTCGATCACCATGAATAGCATAGACAATGCCAATGCCAAGCTTCCAGTTGGAATCGCTTGACCAGATGACCAAGTCATCGATCTGTGCCTTCACTCGGACCCCACAATCTGAACCTCGTGTCCATCCTTGTGCTTCCACAGCTTGACCACGTCAGGGCTGGGAACCTCTCTCCAGTCCTTGCCATTCACAATCTTCTTGGCTGCGATCTCTGCACCCTTCAGGGTGACGTAAGGCCCGAATGCCTGGAACTTACCAACGTCGCTACGGAACTGAGCATAGTACTCAGCCATCAGGTCCTCCTGTTACGTGGAAGGTATGTAGTGGAACGACCTGGCGCAATAAGCGCCAGGTCTTCAAGCTTCTGCTCCAGTGCCATGATCCTCTGATTATCATGGTCCAGGCAAAGGTTCAGGCGATGGATCTCATCAGCCATGCCCTTGATATCCCAGCCACCACCAGGACCAGTGCCTTCGTATTTACTCACGGATGGTTCTTGCACTGAGAGCAGATGACAAGCTTGTGCAAGACACCATCCTTGTCGTAATTCTCGTATGTCACCCAACGATGCAGGCCGTCGGGATCAACGGGACACTTCTTCTTCGCCTGCTTGAGACGGCCTACCATCAGTGACTCCCATGTGCAGCGATGAACAGAACTACCAGACCTAATACTGTTAACACGATCAGGAAGATTCCGGCCAAGAGGCCGTCATCATTCGGACTCTGCATCCTCTTCCTCCTCGCGCTCGATCTCATCCCAATCGATGGACTCAAAGCTCATTATCGCCACACTCCTCAAGGTCGGGCTCGTACATGCCATCGTCCATCCACATGTCTTCGGTGGTTCCACCGTCAGGCTTCTCAATGTCACACATTACAGAGACTCCCACTTTCCCTTGTCGTTGTTGTCTAGCGTCAGCTTCTGCACAATGCGAGACTGAGAGTGCCAGACGCACAGCCCCTCAGGATCCATGAAGCCAGGAGCGGCGACGCTGCCATAGTGCTTGAGATCCTTGAGTCGATTCAGAATCTCCTCGGTATCCATGTCACCACGATAGAGTACCGGAACATGGGTCAACTCAGAGTCACCGACGACGTGAGAGATCTTGTCGCCGACATTGACGGACCACATGTCAGTGTTGAAGATGGAGAAGGCCCTGTGATCCATGTCGTACTTGCGACCGATCTTCTGGCCCCACCACTCGCCGTAGTGTCGACCGTAGCCAAGCAGTGCGAACAGTTCCTCGTGCTTGGCGTAGACGAAGTTGGCGAAGCCAGCATTGTCGGCGTCAGGTGTGATCAGTCGGTTGCGAGACTGGGCAGCGAAGTGGTACGGGAGAGTGTCGGGCTCATTGTCCCACTCCTCGTACGGCTTGGGCTCGAAGATGACACAGGCATTCGTGCCATCAATCTTCTCGGTCACGGTAATGGAACGGAACAGGCGGGTAGTCTTGGGCCACGACTGGAACTCAATCACTTCTTGCTCACATTCTGTGCGCTAATGTCTTCGATCCAGAACTCAAACTGCTCGCGAACGTCATCCTCAATCGTTGAGGCTAGCAGCTCGAAGTCCTCATCCTTGCCAGTCTCTCGCCACTTCAGATACAGGGCCTTGGCATTCTCACCAACCATGATTGTCTGGTGACGGCTGACGTCAAGCTCAACATTCAAGAAGAACATGTCTCTCCAGGATCAGAAGGGGCCACCTTTAGGGTGGCCCCTTATCGACATGCTAGTCGACGTAAGTCACGTAGTAGATGAAGCGAGAGTAGTCACCGAGATCATCACCAGTGAGATTCCAGAAGGCATCGAACTTGTTGTACTGGAGAACCTGATCAGCCCCGGCGCCCTCCTTGAACAGGTTCTCCAGGAACTGATTGGCCTTCTCGATCTCGGTGATGTCATCACCATCAGGGTCAGCGTACTGACTCTCGGGAATCAGGTTGCTAACACTGTCAACACCATTGAGAGTGTAGTCGTAGTAAACTGCGTGGGTCATCGGATCTCCGATCCTATGTACATCGAACTAGTTCGATGGGTCACTTAGCCATGCTCCTTAGATACTCTGCACCATGCTTCAAGTACAGACTGTTCACGTCTTCTCCATCGGGGAGAAGAACAGGGATCACACTCATCCCGACTTCCTTCTGAAGCCTCTCGCAGAGATGCCTACCTGCCTCATCTCCGTCAGCATACACGAAGACTCTACGGAAATCTTTCAGGATAAGCGTCCACCACGGCTTCCAGTACTGTGCACCGGTAACGCCAAGGGCAGGGAGACCACAGAGGCCACTGAGTGTGATCGCATCCATCTCCCCCTCCGCAATATGTATATCCAAGGTGTCCTGGAAAGCATCCTGCACGCCGTAGAGCACAGCCGACTGGCTCTTCGGTTTCCAGTACTTCGGGTGCTTCTCCTCCTTGCACGAATGCTCCTTGATGCAACGGAAGGACATGGCAACCACGCCACTGTTCGTGATGTAGGGAATAGCCAGCCTTCCAGAGGCTGGCTTGTGGCCAGGGATTGGATCAGCTACGTAGCCAAGTCCTCTTGAACTCGCTGTAGCTCTGTCGATCCCTCTTGTCAGAAGGTAGGGAAGGGCCGGTTCCACGGAATCCATGTAGCGCGCTGCTGCTACCTCCAAGGATTCCCTCTGCTCGCTTGACAGCATCCTTGTAGCTGACCCCTTCCTTCTTCATGATGATCTGAGCGGCGTTGCCCTTCATGCCACATGCGTGACAGTTGAATGCCTGCTCATCCTCAGTGGTAATGACGGACGCAGAAGCGTCCGTTTCTCCATGGAAGGCGCACCTTACTGGTCTCCATCCCCGATCATCCTCAATGGCACCGAAGCCATAGTACTCAAGGATTGGTCCGATGGGGATGAAGGCGAACTCACTCATCATCCTCCGGCTCATGGTTGGGGCAATGGATCATGTAGCTCTCGCCAACCTGCGCCCAGTCATTGGAGAAGATGTGACTGTCGCACTCATTACAGTAGAACTTGGCTGACACGAAGAGTGCGTAGGTGTTGTTCGGATTGCCGTAGTCCATCGGTCATCATTCCCCAGTCTCGCTGAGCCTGTAATCCTCATAGGCATCATCAAGTTCTGCCAGGATGCCATTAAGTTCCAACTCAAGAGCTTGGATACGATTCACCATCCAAGTGAATCGATCGAGAGTCATGAAGGCAAGGAACTGTGCAACGCTCTCTTCGCCAAGTCCATCAGGTCGCATGACCACGAAGGGTAGCTCACCATCAGCTGCGTTCTTGGCTGCCTGCTTGGCCCACTCCTTGGGGTTGAATTCCCTTCGAGCCTTCACCTCACAGGCATAGCCGGGAGTATCAAGGATGTCCTTGCCCGACAGGCTTGCGGGATTACTGCTGGCGTCCGGAAAGACGCCAGCCTTCTTGAACCAGTCAGCCACAAGGACTTGAGTCCTGCGTCCGCGACTCACTCGATTGTCAGTCATCCTGCCCCCCTGGAACGATGGCCACGATGGTTCCACCCATGACGGAGATGTGGATCGGGTCACCCATATGACCGCAGGCGGCGAGTACCGCATCCTGAAACCACTGAAGATCGTTCGTGGTCAAGGTCTTGTTGCGATCCTCGGAAAGCTTTACCTCAATCATTGATGATCTCCTTCGCTCCGAAGATGACATTAGCCATGCCAGATGCGTAGTACGCATCCCACTCGCCATGAGGTAGTGCCTTGAGATCCTTGATAGCGAGACTCTTCATGTCGAGATACTTCTCTAGGGCCTCAAGCTTCTGGTGAAGCCTGTGCATCTCACTACTGCTCTCGTGACTCAAGTCGGTCAGCCTCCTTCTTGATGAGATCGAGAAGCTTGTTGGTATAGAAGTAATCAGTGATGGAGTCGTGCGCAATCAGGCGCACTTCCTCCTCAGTCAACGCCAGACTGTAATCATGTACACGATATGACGAAGGAGTTCGAGTCAGCCTCACCTCCACTCCTTCGTCATGGCATTAAACCTCTTGACGTTGTCACAGTAGACGCAGACATAGATGACGGACTCGCCATCATCGGTCATCTCGTAGATGTGATTGCCGTCGCTACTCTTCGAACAACGATCCACTGCCACCCTTTACCCCGATCTCATAGACTCTTGAACCAGGAAAGACCTTCTCCGGTTCCGGCATGTCTTCCATCCTGGACTGCTCGGCAAAGACTTCAAGCTCGAAGTACTTCACACCGGCAGGATCCGATGGACCGTTCCTGTTCTTGACTACCGAGTACTTACCGGCAGCAGTAGTGATGATCAGCTCTGGTAGCTGATTGGCCTTGCCCATGATAGCTGACATTGGAGGGCAGGGATTGCCCTTGGCTGATTCACTGGTATGGTGCACGGCCAGTAGGGCCGTGTTCCACTCGGCAGCAATGGCCTTCAACTCTGGCATGACTCGCCAGTAGTTCTGTTCCGACACTCCCTCATGGTCCAGGTTCATGAGAATATCCACCACCGTGAGTGGTGGATATTCACCGTAGAGTTCCCTGAAAGCTTCACCGTTCATGCCAATGGTTTCAATGGAAGGCTTCGAGTGGAACTCGAACCTTACATCCTTCCAATGGGACAGGATGATTGAGGCTGCCTGTGGATCCTTCTCAACCATTACCTTAGCATCAGCGATATCCATCTGATTCAGCATGGCGAGTACGCGAGTGATGATGGTGAACTTGGTACTGTCGTTGGAGATGTACAACGTAGGTACACTGATCTTCTCTACGAAGTTCAGTGCGGTGATGGTCTTCATGGAGCCAGGACCACCAGCGAGAAGGCTTACTGCTCCACGATAGAGCAGTGCCTGATTGGTTTCGAAGACTTGATACGGAGCAGGCAATGGCATGGAGTTATCCATGCCTTCCATGACTGCCCTAGTGAGACTGCGCATTCAACCACCGATCAAGAGTTGTGAGCAGTGGGTCAATCTCGTCGGTCTCATACTGAAACTTGGCAATCCTCTGAAGCTTCTTGATCTGATCGACCAGGACGAAGACCTCAGTGTCGTTCATCTCGTAGATGACATCACCATCTTGGTCGACAAGCCTTAGATACTTTCCACTCAAGATCATTACCTCTTTCCTCATTGCATGGTGCGCACATCAAGCGAAGGTTACTGATCTTATTGCTTCCGCCCTTGGATACTGGAGTGATGTGATCCAGCGTGAGCATCTCAATAGGGAAGTACTTCCAGCAGCCAGGGCAGAAGCTTGACCACTGGAACAGTCTACGCTTCAGGCTTCGCCTATGTGCTGATCCAATCCTGTGACTGCCCATGGTTCCTCCGAAAGGGGCGGCCCTGAAGCCGCCCCTTAACTACATGCTACTCGGAGGGAGCATCAAGCTTGGACTTGAAGGCGTGAGCATTGCTGTTCTTCTCGGTCTGCTTGATTCGCTGCATGCTCCAAGTCCAGCCAACCGTCAGGTCACTCAGCTCGGAACCATACTTCTCGTTGGCGGCAGCGACAGCCTCAACGATGGACTTGAACTGACCCCACTTCTGTACCCAGACAGTGCGAGGCTCGTTCAGCTCCTTCGTCTCCATGCCATTGTCACCGATGACTCGAAGCTTCTTGAGGATGACGTTCACCTTCATGGTGGTGACGGTCTCTCGGCCCTTGGCCTCAGTGAGGATCTGACCATCAGAAGAGTAGGTAGCCGGAACGTGCAGGCCGTTCTTCTTCTCGAAGGTATCACCGACAAAGGTAACCTCAGCGACGAAACCCTCGCCGATCTCAAGGCCAGGAAGGGCAGGGAACTTGTCCCCACGGTCTCCGCCACCGGTCATGAACTGAGCATACTTCGGGTCCAGAGGCACTGTTAGTTGTCCTTCAGCTTGAGAATGATTCGGTTGTTCATGACGCGCTCGACCTCACGGGCAAGCTTATCCTGTTGCTTCTGACTCAGATGCTGAGTGTCCTCGTGCCAGCCGACGAACTCAATGGCACGGTCCTGGGCGGCATCCTCAAGGGCTGCCGCCGATAGCTGCAATGCTAGCAGTTCTGCAAGATCCACTGTACTGCATTCCTCTCTAATCAAAGAAGTCGTCCGAGTCGACAGCCTGCCTGACGGGCTTGGGTGTGGGTGCTACCTTGCCAGCCGTCCACGGCTTGTCCTGCTTGACCTCAGGCTGCTTGTTCCAGGGCCTGGAAGGGGCCATAGAGGCCGCAGCAGACTCGACTCGGCCCAAGTCCATTGACGCCTGTTCTCCGCTCGGCTCAGGGCCCATGTAGAGATTCTCGGTGACCTCCAGGACCTTGCCGCCAAGCTCGGACTTGATAAGTTCCATTGCCTGAGGCTCGGACTTATCAACTTCACCAGGGTTGGCATAGCCGTAGGACACGGCGCCCTTTGCGAGGGCGCCAAGCATGCCAATCCTCTCAAGGAGAGAAGCTTGCACGAATCCCATCGAAGCCTCGAAGGCTTCGAGGTCCGGCTCTTCAATCTTGAACAGTGCATGCTCATAGGAACCAGTATTGACGATGTACTCAACTGAGTAGGTCATCGATCATCCTCCCCTTCAAAGAACATCTTGTAACAGTCTCGACAATAGACGATGCCGACACCATTGGAGACAACGATTCGTCGCTCGGTCAAGAGCACGAACTTATGACAACAAGGGCAACGCTCGTTCATAACTACTCCGGAAGTGTGAGAGTCCAGAAGATCAGGCGCTGCTGTTGTGCGCTCGTAAGAGTCTTGACATAAACAAGATCATCAAGATCCTTGCCAAGTCGAACAATCTTACGAAGCTTCTTATAGCTGTTACGACGGTGACTCATCAGATGTCCTCCACTCCGCCATTGGCAATGAGGTATGTCGTACGAATCTCTCGACTGAGTGCCGCCATAGCCTTCCTGATCTCATCCGAGCTAGCGTCTCGACCATGCTCAAGGGCGGTGAAGCCACCGCTAGCGAGACCAACAAGGAATCCCTCATGGAATCCAGAGTAGTACTTCCCGCCCTTGCTCTCGGCGGTGATGAGACGCATCTCAAGCTGATCGTACATGTTCTTGAGTCCTACGTTAATCATGTCTGCAATGTCCACTAGTAAGGGTACCCTTCTTCTTCAGCCTTGTCAAAGTAGCGGGTCCTCTCATTGGACCCGCTCTTGAGCTTGCAATTAGGAAGCTGCTCGCAGAACTTGCAGCCGAACTCTGGAAGAGCAGGCCATATCTTCTTCTGGATCCTCTCTTCAACTGCATGGAACATCTTGCCCATGCTCTCCGGTGTCTCCTTAAGGGAGACGACTCGGAGTGGACCAGTCTTGTATAGATCAGGCTTGAGCATGGCCCAAGCACCCTTCGGGTACTGAACGGGGGAAGAATTACAACCCATCCGCGCGACTGGCACGCCCTGGTATCGAACCTTCAGTAGGGCACCATAGGTCTCGAGCTGGAGCTGATCCTTGGGCTTGCTTGCCCCGCTCTTCCAGTCAACGATCATTGGACCATGCTTCTTGTGCTCTCCGAGCAGATCCGGAAAGGCCATGATAGGTAGATCGCATCCTGGCAGATAGCCGGTGATGTCAGGCTCAACCTCATAGACAGTGATGTCCTGGAGGATTGTCACTGCTGTCTCAAAGCACTCCTGAGCGCGCTTCAGGGCGCGCTCTTCAGTGATGGGTTCATCCTTGGATCCACCATGAAGCCAGAGTGAAGTGTCTGGCTCGATAAGCATGAGCCGCTCAACTTCCTTGATGAAGACTGTCTCTACTTCATCTTCACCAACAGTGGCACCCGAAAGGTGCCACTCTATTGCCTGGTGTACTGCTGTACCAATGGCAAAGTACCAAGCGGGCAAGGCTTCAGCCTTCTTGACCCTGCCAAGGTAGTACCTTCGTGGACACTGATTGTACGTAGAGAGACTACTGTACGAGAGGTGATCAATGGTCATGCATCGATTGTACCACGCTTGGCAGAAGCATACTTGGCGGCTGCCTCTTCCTGACAGAAGGAGCAGCGAAGACGGAAACCCTTGCTCCTGCCAGAGTCAAGATAGACCAAGACATCCTTGGCCCTGACTATTCGATGAGGCTTACGCCTCCTGGCACACTTACCCTTCGCTACATACTTGGCAACTTCCACATCAGCAGAAGGAAACTCTTCGGGAGTCTTCTTATTACTAGAGGGAATCAGCCCACCCCTAAGGGTGTGCTGAAGATCCTCATATGTAGCTGAATCCAAGCAGTCCTGCTTGACTGGACAGATGGAACAGTACTGATCAGCTGTCCTGGTTAGCCAGTCTCTTGAGACTCCATCATCCTTCACCCCAAGAGTGAAGTACTTGACATCTTGACCGTTACACAAAGCTTGCTCACGCCAGTATAGATTCATCCAACCACCAAAACTTTCTATCCATAGACAGACAAGACCGCCCCTAAAGGCGGTCTTGTCCTTAAACCTTACAAGCTTGACTGTCTATCAAGCTTGTCCTGCTTGGCTTCTTCCTGGTTTCCATGTACTACCATGCTTCAAGCGACCCCTTTAGGGGGGTCGCATTCTGTCATGACTGCATGTCTGAAACCCTTTAAGATCAGTTTAATCTGACTCCAGAAACCTGTCAAGCTCCGAGACCAAACTGTTACAGAACTTTCTAGAGCAAGTCAGCTGGTTGGATCTGGCTAACTTCCTCCCCGATCTTCTTTTGAGCCCCGTTTTGACAAGTCAATCCAGGTTGTCATGTCCAGGAGGAGTCCCCCGAAAGGGACTCCCTTCCAGATGGCACCAACATCCACACCAGTAGTCCTCTCGGACTTCCAGGCAGTGATCATGACTGCCAGTCCAGCAAGCCTGGAAGGACAGCCAGCCGTGAGAGCAGCCCAGATAGCTACAGACGGGCCAGAATGGCCCCTCTGACAGCCTCACAGCTGCCCCCTGGACAGTTGGTCCATCAGCTTGTCCCACTCCTCCTGGCGGACGTCTCGTGGGCAGTGGAAGTGCTGGATCTTGCGACCGAAACTGATCATCTGATTACGGTCCGTGATCTCTTCGTCACACTTCCAGCAGAGTGGATTACTCACCATCGACCTCATCAGTAAAGTCCTCCCAGGTTTTGCGTACCGAATTATTGGCGGGCCACGTCTGTCGCACGGCTGCCAGGGTTCGGACGAAGTCGCTGTAATCAAGCTTCACGGTGACCCACTTGATTGGAGCCTTCTCGTACTCGATCTTGATCTTGTCGTTCATGTCAACGTCCCATCATCTTGTCTTCGAGCTTGTCTTCGAGCTTGTCGAAGAAGTTGTACAGGCTTTCGCTGCCGCCAGTATCGAGAGCGCCACGAATCTCCGTCACCTCTTCGAGAGTAAGATTGACCGTGACAGTCATGGAGTCATTAACTACTTCTGCCATAACTTGCAATGCCTCATTCCGTGTGTGTAATATGTACGCATGACAACTACTTGGATGGTAGTACCGGACTTGCAGGTACCACTGCATGACCCTGGGTTCGTCAACTCCCTTGTGGGAGTTGCGAATTACCTCAAGCCTAATGGTCTCCTGTTTATTGGAGACCTGACCGACAGTACCGAGGTAGGTCGATGGGTCAAGGGTCGAGCCGGAGAATATTCCGGCCAACTACAGCAGGCTTTCGATGCTACTGCTGAGATTGTGGCACGCTTCAGGCGTGCAGTAGGTGACTCATGTGAGATTATCTTGCAGGACAGCAATCATGACAGTCGAACCCAGGAGTACATCAGTGCCAACGCACCCGCTCTGTCCTCGCTGCGGAGCCTCAATCTCTCCAGCCTCATTGGCCTTGACGGGAATTCTGTGTCATACGTGCAAGGCCCCTATGAGTTTCTTCCGGGATGCGTCTCTGTGCATGGACACGAGCGAGCCTACAGCTCCATCCCTGGCAAGTACGGACTCGATTCCGTCGTCAAGTATGGAGGTAACGTTGTCTATGGACATACGCACACTCCACTACTTGTCACAACTGCCATCGGTACGGGTGATAATCGAGTCAATCGATGGGCCATGAACGTAGGTCATGGTATGGACATGAGTAAGGCGAGCTATCTCAAGGATGGCTATGCCACGTGGGCTCAAGCCTTCGGTCTTGTCCATCATGATGGCACCCATGCCTACCCTGAATTGATCATGGCAATGGATGGCAAGTTCATGTTGGATGGAGAGATCTGGTGAGTGCAGTATGGCTATGCAATGGATGTAGTAAGCCTCTAGATGCTGGCAGGATCAACGAAGTCCAAACGACTCCAGCCAATGCCTACCATGATAGAAGGCGTTATGACCTCTGCCTCGACTGCTTCACTGTGGTCGTGGAATTCATCAAGGAATTTGTGGAGATCCAGTGACTGATCATCGGTACACATCGACTGCATGTCACCATGAGCGGCACCAAGAGTGCCGCTTCACTTGCAAATATTGTGATGCGATTTGTACGTGTTTGTGCCATATCTCAGTGAACAAGTTCTGGAACTGGCCTGCACCTGATGACACAGTGAAGACTTTCCGGTTGACCATCATCAATGAAGCATTCGATGCACTCGGTTATACAGAAGAGTGGGCAACGAGGGAGGTGTCTTGAACCGTCAGGACTATGTGTCCATTGTCAACAGTGCAGCTGGCGCCACGTCTCGCGCCTATCCTCAAGTCTCTTTCCCAGACGTGGCTAACCAGCTGTGGCTCTGGCTTGTGGAGAACGAGGAGAGGGCTCAGGAGTATATGAGCCGCGAGGATGGCGAACGGATCGTTCGCTCAATCTTGAACCAGGAGGCACGTACATACGCAATTAAGGAGCGCGCAGCAGTGACCGGTTACTCGCCAGAAGATCTCTCGTGGTACTCGCCTGCCAGCATTCGAAAGATCCTGCCGGACGTCTTCGACTACGAGGATTGGCAGTCGTTTCAGTCCGGATCTTCGGATGGCCGAGGGAGCAAGCCACTCGTTAATGCGAGTGGAGACAGGCTCGCCTCTATTCTGGACGTCAAGTCCGCCCTTGAGAAGATGAACCATGTACAGTACAGCCTTCTCAAGGAAGTCTATGGTGAAGGCAGCAGCGTTGAGGCTGCTGCCGAGAAGCTTGGCATCTCCACCGAGACATGCAGGAAGCGCCTGGACAGGGCCGTGTACGTCGTCAGGGACAAGCTTGGTGGTCCACGTCCAACGGATCCATATGAGGCCGTTAACGGGCAGTTTGACACTCGATCATCTGGTCGACGTGTTGTATCGAATGCCACCGCAAGGGCCAAGACAGATCATGCATGGGATGGAGAGTGACATAAGAAGTAGGGACAGGGATCTTTCGAGCCCTGTCCCACTTTCATGCGTCAGTCTTGTCCCTCTTGAGCCATCGCTTGAGAGCGATAGCTTTCTTGCCGGTTGATACCAGAAGACAGAAGAAGCCAATCATGAGCAGCCAGGTAATGAGATGCTCAATCACTTCCAGACTCCTGACGCGAACATGGCAGCCATGGCAGCTATCGACATGTTGAGAATCGTTGAGGTGGCCACGGTGCCAGGCTTGCTCGCCTCGCGAGTCTTGCCGATCATGGCAATCTGGCTAACGATGCCCAGAATGTATGATGCACAGATGCACCACAGGAAGATGTGCATTACTTCTTCTCCAGGGTCTTGATGATCGAGTTCAAGTGCGCACGCTCTTCGTTCAACTCCGCAATCCAGTCATCCTTGAACTGGACAGTGATCTCGGCGTCGAACATGCGACGCCAAAGGAAGACGTTGGTGATGGTGACCAAAGTGGCATAGCCACCAAGGATCCACATCTCAGGACTCATCCTTGGACTCCTCATTCAGGAATCGCTCAAGGAGGGCGTCAATCTCAGGGAAGGAGAACCCGAGCTTTTCAAGGGCATCCTCCAGGGTCCAGCGGGCCTTATCCTGCGACATACCAATCTCCCAGATTCGTAGAATCGAACTTGTCCTTACTGACACATGCGAAGTTCCAGTCACCCTTTGCAGTGAACGCAAGGGTCCAGCATTCCGAGTGATATTCGGGAACGGGGGAAGAGTACGAGCCATCCTGCTGCTTGTACGAGATCGGCTCGTACCATGGCGGAGCATAATCCTTGCCGACCACTGTTCCAGCTGTGATCGGCTGAGTCTTCGTTCCATGAGACTGACAGCCAGTGAGAACGGCAGCCCCCAAGAGGGCTGCCGCAATGAGCTTGATTCTCACTTGACCTCCTTGGCGTACACGATGTGATTCACATTGATGACGATCTCGCCGTTGATCTGAATGGTTCCAGCCTCGCGGATAGCCTTGCTTATCTCCTTGATCCCCATAGATGACTGGTGGACATAGGAAAGCTCTTCGCCGGTCGTGAGCTTGATAACCAGACTGCTCATATCCAACCATCCTTGTAATACCTCTGGAGATCATGATTGCTCTCCCCCCAGATGGTTCCATCCTGGAATCTGATCAACGCTCCGCCACTGAAGACTTCCTCAACGACATAGTTGCCTACATTCTTGACGGACAGCTTGTCGCCAGGGACGAGACCAAGGGTGTTGGTGAACAGAGTGTCAGTGATGGGCGGAATGGTCCTGATGTCATACATCAGTTCACCCCTGACGTCGTACATCAGTTCACCATTTTCATCCCTGACATGCTCACCAGTATCAGGATCAATGATCTTGTACTTCCTGGTCTTGGTCATATCCATGGCCTGCTCGCCAGTATCAGGATCAATGACCTTATACTTCCTGGTCTTGGTCTCGGCGGGGGGAACGAGAGTGGAGTACTGCCAGATCGGGGAATTGACATGAGTCAGGATCCCATTGTCGGAATCTTTCGTCACAGCCCAAACCAGCGTCTTTCCCCTCTCGTCCCCGATCCATCGCACGTAGTGCGTATCACTGGACCAGTACGGCTTGAATGCCATACCAGGCTTAGGCGGCCCTCCGAGGGGCCGCTGAGACGTCTTTCTCAGGTCATCCAAGGCTTTGACGGCAGCCCTTGCTACTGAGTCGCTGGTGGTGCCGTCAGGCCATTCTTTGTCCAGAATGAACCTGACGGCTTCCAGTTCAGCCCTGGTAGTCAATGCCAACGATCCCGGCTGCGTACTTCAGGGAGTCACCCCAGCTGTACCCTGCATCCTGCTGCCGCTGAAGACAGTCGATGAAGTTGAAGGCACCTTCTTCGATACTCATCACGCCATCCTGCTTGAGAATACGCATGGCGTCCCAGGCGACGCTAGCGTGCCTGTCGAAGTTAATGAGCCTGCTCCGTTCGACGCCAAGAGCGTCGAACATGAAGCCAATGATGCAGCCAGGCTTTTCATCCTTAGTGCCAGTACCGTGAATGTATTGACAGTTCGCAGCCAGGCTGCTCCGTCCATTCTCATCCTCGTAGATGAAGTCAGGATTGGGCTCCACGAAGCTCTTGGCGAGCTTGAAAGCCTTCTCGAGAGTCAACTCGATCATCATTCTCTCCTTCGTGTCGTACTGAATGGATCACAAGGCTCGCATCCGAAGATGTGAACCATGTCAACGATTCAGTGCGCGGCGAGCCACTCAAGATCTGCAATGGAAAGGATGTGCACCTCTCCGTGGAGGAGGTTATTCAGTGCAATCGAATGGGCATCTGCCCAACTGACACCGCTATCCTGCAAGCCCTGACAAAGGACCAGGTACCTAGAGGCAGAGTCGGTGATAGTGAACTTGTCATGGAATGCACTGAAGAGAGCATGGACACCACTGAAGACAGCATTCGTAGTGAAGATCTCGACAGGCTTGACTCCAAGCTTGACCACGACACTGCCAACAATGCAGCCGGGCTGCATGTCGTCAGGAAAGGTCATGATCGGGGACCAGAGGATATTGCGGCACGTGCCTTCACCCGCGAAGGGATTGTCCTGGTACCTGTAACCCTCGGGCTTCTCGTTGATCAGCTGACGCACAGTTGTGACAGCCTTGGCCAGATCAACGACAATCTTGTCAGACATGATTCTCTCTTCCTGTGTGTGAAGATGATCCGTCTGGATCAGGCAAAGCACGCCCCTTAGGGGCGTGCATCACCTCACTCAGACGCATACTGGTGGTAGTTGTGCGTCCAACCCAACTCGTCAGCAGCGCGAGCGTACTCGGTGCGAAGCCAGGAAAGCTCGGTCTCCATCATCGCATTCTCGCCAGCAAGACGGATGCGAGCATCCTCGGACTCCTTGAACTTGTCCGGGTGAACGTATCCAGCAGTCTTGATGGCCTGCGTGTTGCCACGTTCGGCAGCCATATGGAGCAGTGCCTTGCGACTGTAGACGTTCGTGTTGCCGAACGTCCGCAGGGGCTTGATCTTGCCATCCTCTGCGACGGACTCATTGTGCTTGTCCAACCAGCCCTTGATGGTCTGGGCAGTAGCACTGATCTCCTCACCGAACTCGGCAAGCGTGGCGAGATCGCTGTAGTCGCTCATTCTCTCTCCCTGTATTTGAACCAGTGATCTGTGTAGATCAGGAAAGGCACATCCAAGGATGTGCCAAGCCTCACTCACACAGACAGCTGCTTGATCCACTCATCACGAAGAGCCATGCCAAAAACGGGGTAAGGCGGAAGGTCGTCGTCACCGGGCAGGTTGTACCAGTCAGTCATGGCATCGCTGTGCGCGATCTCTTCCGCGTCGGTCATCATGAAGCCGTAGTCGGCTCGATTGAAGCCATAGGGCATGTCATGGTAGTTGCCGAACACCTGACCAGCGATGCAGTCATAGGCGCTAGCCATGTTGATGTACTGCTTCTGAATCAGGTCTCGCCAGTTCTCAGGTCCAAAGAGGTCCAGATAGGCGATGCCACGCTGAACCCGCTGTTCCACGGTAAGCATATTCTCTCCTCCTGCGTTTGAATCTCTGATTCAAAGGTCATCCCGAAGGGATGGTTTTGCGTACGCCTGTACTGGCATACTCCACAGTGCTCACGTAGTGAGCACCATAGGCAATGTCAGTGCTTCTTGCGTAGATCTACATCACTTCGCTTCCACAGTTGGACATGATGTCCAGTAGTGTCAGAAGAAATGTCAACCCTGTACTCGTTGGTCAATCCGAGACCCTTGAGCTTCTTCGCTTGACTCAACATGAACAGTTCGGCCTCATCGGGATCACTGAATGATCCCAACCACTTGAACATCCTCACAGCTTCGCTCCCAGTCCATCCTTGGCCTCACGCAGCGTCTTGAAACGCTGCGTGCTGGGGTGATCCATCCAATTGGTCTTGAATGCATACCTCATGACCTTCGGATCGGGGAGAAAGATGTATCCGACCTGGGTCTCAATGCCCTTGATAAGCATGAAGACCTTTCGGGTCATGCTTCTGTCGCCCCTCTTGGGCTTCTTGCAGAACAGTTCGAACCCCATATTGAAGGGCTCGAACGGAACGCGCTTATCAAGCTTCACGGGCCATCCACCTTCGTCCATCCGTGGATCTCAATGTTCTCGGGGTGGGTGCTCTCGTATCCAGCCACGAGACGCTTGAAGACAGGCACGGAGCACCATGTCTCCTGGTTGTCCACCGTGAAGGTGTCTTGCTTGACCTTCTTTTCTTCGGTGTTCATGTAGAACACCTCGAAGCGTTCGAGCCTAGCCACGGGTCCACCACCTGAGGACCTCAACCTGAGTGGGATTGCGATTCTCGGCCCAAGCGGCCTTGTCTCGCAGTCGACTCAGGTCATTGACCTCGTTGGAAGCCATGGTGACCTCCACGACATGCTTGGGCGCAAGCATGTTCTCGGTTGTGAGCTGGAACTCAATCTTGACCGCCGTAGTGCTCGGCTGACTGGTTCCTTCGGACTTCTTCTTGCCGAACATCAGATGACCTCAACCTTTTCGGACAGCTTGCAGGGCAGGACTGCGATGTCGTTGCTGTAGGTCTCCAGGAGGTACAGAACGACATATCCAGCCGGATACCAGTCGATGAAGTCCACGTAGTAGACATCCTCGTATTCCGGCTGGGCAGCTCTCTGGCCATAGCTAGAGAGCTGAATGTAGTCACCCATGACAAGCTGCTCCGCAGTCATCATCATCATTCTCTCCTTCCTGAAAGGCGACCCCTTAGAGGGTCGCCAGTGCCCTTCCTGGACTCGAACCAGGATGTATGCCATTAGGGCTGATGCTTCAGTTGCTCGACAGTGCGCTGATCATTCCAGCGGCCTTGGCCAGGTTGCGTGCGATGGTTGCAGCCTTACGGGCAGCGTTCTTCTGCTTGCGACCCTCGGAGGCGTACTTGTCACACTTCCACTTGTTGCGCCCGAACTTGGACGAAGGGGCGCGATTACCGACAGCGGTACGGTGGCTCATGATTCCCTCTTCCTGTTAGGCAGTGATGCCTCTAAGGCTCACGTTCACGACGTGAGCCAAAGTCTTGTCACTGACTAGATTCCGTACTTGTCATGCAATGCCTCAAGTTCATCGTTGAGGCCATTCCACCTGACCCGCTCTTCAACTGTCAGGTTCCTCTTGATGGCGATATAGACATCACCGAGGGAGCGAGGCAGGATGGTTACCTTGAACTGAGGTGCACGCTCAAGAGCAACCCTGGCCAGCTCGATTCGCTCCATGACTAGGAGGTACTGAGCGTCAGAGTCTTTGCTGTTTACGTCGTACTGATTGAACAGCTTGATCTGATCGGAGAACCTGCCTTTGATCATCCTGAAGGCCTTCTCGTTGTTCATACTCCACACTCCCTGCGAATGCGACGATACTCACTCTTGGAGACATTCAAGGTGGCAAGCACCTTTGTGAACGGGGGAAGGAGACAGGCGTCAATGCCCGTTATCCCATCCTCAATGAACTGGTTGCCCTCAGCCTGGAGAATGAGCCAGCCCCTTAAGGGTTGGCCTTCTTTCTCATTGTGAGCCTTGATGTACACGGCGATGCTCACCGAATTTCCACCTCATCGCTGTATACACAGCGCTTGGCACGGGTGTAACAGTGGAAGGTGATTGAGTCGGTGCGATCTTCGATCCACTCGACCATTGCAGGCATTCCATCACTGAAGACGATGATGTCTCCAGGCTCGATCTGCCATGCCTTCACAGGTTCACCAGCTCGACCTCTTCGGTGCCCCACATCATCATGGAACTGAGATCGTCAAGCTTAACGAGGACCCTCTCACTATAAGGGAGTGGATCAGCGATGACTCGAAGCTTCTCATAGCCGAGGTCAATGATGTCACCCTTGACCACATACTGAGCTTCAACCTTGGCCATCTTTCCTCCTGTTTCAAAGCATCACCCCTGAAGGGTGATGCCTCAGGAAGACTGAAGTCTTGGCGCTTGATAGTCATACG